GGTTGCTTGCCGTGGTAGGCGAATGCGAGTTGATCGTTCATTTTGTGTCTCCAATAGTCGCGGACAGAGCCCCGATCGCTGCCGAGCCGGTCGATAGGAAAAGCAAGAACAGCCAGTTGCCGTGCGGGATCAGGATCATCAGGCCAGTTGCGATCAATGCCGTTGCCGCGATCGCGAGCGCAAGTTGGGTGAAGGTCATTCCACTTCCTCCCAGTTCTGGGTTTCATCAAGCGTGGCTTCGTCGAACTCGTACTCTTCCTCCTCGAAATCGGTGGACGAGTCGTACCAATCGGTGTCCTCGAGCTTCTCGATGGCCTCGGCCTCGGTCTCGGCGAGAACATAGACCCGCTTGATCGCGGTGATCGTGACGGGCACAGAGTAGCTGTAGAGTTTGGTGCTCATGCCGCCACCTCGATGCCGTAGATGCTAGTGATCATGGAGGCGACCTTCGAGGCCGGAGTGCTGCGATACTGCGCCGGCATCTCATCGAGCCATACGAAGATCGGAATGAGTGCCTCGCAATCTTCCTCCCACCATGTGGGCTTGTCGCAGTAGGCCGGCACGTTGCGGAACAGATTGGCGACCCATGGTGACTCGGAGGCGAGCAGATCGCGACGCTCGGGTGACAGCCAGACGCCGCCGTGGCCGGCTGTGTGTACGCGATAGACGCCGTCAGCCAATCGCTCGACTTGATCGATTGTGCCCCACGGCGACGGGTCGTTGCGGCGAGGGGTGGTGTTGAGTTCGAAGTTCATAGTGCTAGTGCTCCATGTTTTGGTTCGGTTCGGTTGGGTTCGATTACCAGTTGAAGAGAACGCGCAAGCCGGGGACGGCGGCCTCGTCGGAGCCGCGAACGGACTTGATCGAGCGCAGTTGGAACTCGCCGATGCGGCCAGACATCAGGTTGCGACCGATCACCTTCGAGCGGGGAAACACGGCCATCAGGATGTGATCAATATCGACGGCATACTCGCGACCGCGAACGTTAACGATCACCTCTGATGTGGTGCAGGACTGCGCGATCTTGTGAAGGTCAGAAGGTTTCATGTGCTAGTGCTCCGTTTTGGTTCAGGTGTGTACAGATTGAACAAGCCGCTTGAGCATGTCAAGCATTCGAACATTAAGATTTTGTAATGTTGGCGGGTTGGCCTGTGGATAAGTAGGGTGCGGCTGATCGTGCGATCGATCGTGCGGTTGTTGCGTGGATGCCACAGATCCAGGTTTTGTTGCGCCGAAGCCACAGGTTAGGCCGGATCGGGGAGGGGTCTGGCAATTAGTGCATATGTATTAATTCCGGTCGCTTGCGCTAAAACTCGAGCGAAATCAATCGGTTAAGAATTAATCCATTTAATTTATATTTTGCTTACAGATACAGACACAGACACACAGACAGACACACATAGTAGTATATATATATATATATATATATATTATATATATAAATATACTTCTTGTTTATGATCAATGACTTACGATCAGGCCGGTTCGGAATTAGTGCATACGGGTATGCAAGAATAGGATTCGAGCCGATTGGCCGTTGATCGAGCGGGTTGCGTGGCATAGAATTTTACCAAGGCTACGGGCTGGAAAATGGAGCGCGTAATGATGAAGCAGAAGGCCGCAGAGACGACGACAGAGCAGGGTGGCATGAGGGGTAGCGGGGCGGCAGTCGAGCCGCCCCAAAAGCCTCTGGCGCGGTCAGAGCAGGGTGCTATGGTGCAGCAAAACACTAGAGCTGTATCCCCAATAAACGATACGCGCCGACACCCCGATCCGGTACTCGCACAGAGTGTGGCGACGATGTCATTCGCCGGTTTCACCATGGATAAAGTTTGCAGCGCACTCCGATTGTCCGAGTCTACGGTTCGCAAGTACTACGATCACGAGTTCAAAAACGGCCAGAGCAACATGGTCTCGGAGATCGCCGAAAGCCTCGCGCAGCGCGCTAAAGCCGGCTCCGATACCGCTGCAATTTTCCTATTGAAGACGCGCGGATCGGGCAAGTTTACGGAACGGAACGCTGTCGAGTTGACGGGCAAGGATGGCAACCCGATCGAGATCACGCACCGGGCAGAGGTGGTGAGCCGGCTAGCCGGCCAATTGGCGCATGGAATCACGCTCGACGGTGAGGCCGAGCCGATCGAATAGACGCGCAAAAAAAACGGGAGGCCGAAGCCTCCCAAAGGTCTAGCACGGGAAAGAATCAGGCGGCCTCTTTCGCTCGAGCGACGTATTCGACGATTTTCCGGCACTCGCTGTATATCCGCTCGATTGTGGGGTCGTCATATGCAAACTGTGCCGGGTCATATCCGAGCACAGCGAGCGAGTGACAGACAAGCTCGACGGCCGATTTATAGTCGCGCCTCTCCCATGCGAGAAAATCGGCGACACGAGTCACGGCCGTAACCGTGTGCAAGCTCTTCGGTAGCGTATTCATGCGGCCTCCAATTGTTGCCGAACCACGAAACCGGAAGTGTCGCGGCGCGCCTTGCCCTTTGCCTTGAGACCGACGACCACACCGGGCGCGTCAAGGAATCGCAAGTCTGTTTCGTCGCCGTTGATGACCGTACGGCCTAGGAATGACTCCGGCACTTTGCCATGAAACACGGCCGCGAAATTGACACTCGCGCCGTAGTGCTTTAGTGCCTTGACGACGATCGGAGCGAATTCCGAAACATGCGAGTAAGAAAACGTGAGCGAGTAATTCGGAATATGCGCTACTCGCCGGTTCGGAATCTTGGTGTAATCGTAGAATTGAACGTCGGGGAATGCGGCGAAAATGTTCGGATAGTCCACGCCGTTGCGCGTGCACGGGATATTTTCCCAACGAATGTCGCTCGTGCCGTTCGGCCGCACGACTAGCGTTTTGCCCTTGCGATTGGCGAGCACTAGTGCCTTTTCGATCTCGTGCACGAGTAGCGTCATAAAGGCCGCGCGGTCATCCAAAAACATGCGAGTCCGGCGCAACCGTGCCCGCTGTATCGCGTTATCGGCAAGCTCCACGCCGGAATCGGTCACGAATGTCGCATTCCCGGCCGACATGCCACCACGGCCGGCCTGATTCAGGCACGGAGCTTTGCAGCTTGCCAATTCTGCGAGCGGGCACAATTGCACGCCGCTCGAGTCTGCGGGCGATAGGTACAGAATCGCGGTAATGAATCCGCGCACGTTACCCTTTACGGTTTTTGCGTTTTGGTCGATGTTCAAAAGCTTGGTTTTCATAGTGCTAGGTTTCCCGTTTTGGTTTTTGCTTCCGGCTCGTGGCCGGTGTGCACAGTCTACGCAACCGGCTCGCGCTGTCAAGCCCCATGCAATCGCGACCACCACGCGGACAAACTCGCCGGTTTTGTTGACGCGCACGCGCGAGTAATAAACCGCGCACGCACACGCCTGGACACGCATACACACGCACCCGCTCGCGCACCTGGGCACACGCACGCACACAGATCGCGCGCGCACGGTCTAATCGCGCAAATACCCCTAGGTTCCCCTAAAACGCGCACGCGCACGCGGTCTAATCGCGCACACACGGGGGGGCACGCGAATCGACGGGCGGGGTCATGGGTCCCATACGCATATATCATCTCCGAACCCACCGGGTCCCCTAGGGTCCCCTACCCGCTTGCGTTTATTTATGCTAGGGTCCCATCCGGGTATCTGGCGGGGTGCGCCCGCAGTGTCTGGCAGGTAGCTGAAGGGACCCTTGGGACCCCTAGACCCTTGGGACCCACCATCTAAGGCAACGTCCGCGCCAGTGGTGAAGCAGCAAACAACCGGCTGCACGCGGCCTCCCGGCAGGTTGATCCTGCATACCCTGTGATATCTTGCTACGCAGAGTTCTTTACGGAGGTTGTTATGCCGACGAAGTCCAAGGTGAATGCAGCGGGCAATTACACGAAGCCCGAGATGCGCAAGAAGCTCTTTAATGAGATCAAGGCAAGTGCCGTTCAGGGCACCGCAGCAGGCCAATGGTCAGCCCGCAAGGCGCAGCTTCTAGCCAAGAAGTACAAGGAAAAGGGCGGCGGATACAAGGATTGATCCCGAGGACTAACTATGAAAGCCCCCCAAAAATCCCTTAAAGACTGGACCGCTCAAGAGTGGACAACCAAGTCTGGCAAACGATCGTCTGATACTGGCGAGCGGTATCTACCAAAGGCAGCTATCAAGGCTCTTAGCCCGCAAGAGTACGCGGCAACGACTCGTGCCAAGCGCGAGGGCAAAGCCAAGGGCAAGCAGTTCGTTGCTCAGCCGAAGTCCGTTGCCAAGAAGACAGCGCGATATCGATGACTGGTCCTCAGCCGGCCCAGCCGGCAACGCCTGCTCCAGCTCAGCAGCCTTCGGCTCAGCAAGCTCAGCCAGACCCCAAACTCGTTGCCGAGTTAAACAAGCTCAGCACGACGGAGCTGGTCACGCTCGATAAGCGTGTTGCGTGGCTCAAGTCTAGGCACAAGCACCAGTGTGCTCCGCAGGGCAAGTGGACCGTATGGCTCCTGCTCGCGGGTCGTGGTGCGGGCAAGACTCGTGCGGCAGCGGAATGGCTGTGGTGGCAGGCTTATCAAAGACCAGAAACGCGCTGGCTTGTATGCGCACCAACATCGGCTGACATCCGCGACACTTGTTTCGAGGGCGACTCCGGTCTGATCTCGGTCATGCCGGACAAGATAGTAAAGGAATACAACAGATCCTTATCTGAGATCATTCTTATTAACGGATCGTTAATTAAGGGAATCTCAGCCGAGACTCCAGACCGCCTTCGCGGTGGTCAGTGGCACGGTTGCTGGACTGACGAGTTGGCCGCGTGGCAGTACGATCAAGAAGCGTGGGACATGATTATGTTTGCGCTTCGATTGGGCAAACATCCGCGCATCGTGGCAACGACGACGCCGAAGCCAAAGGCTCTGATCAGGAGCTTGGTCGAGCGCGACGGCGCCGACGTACACGTTACCCGAGCATCGACCTACGAGAACATCGCCAACCTTGCTCCGACCTTTCAGCAGCAGCTACTCAAGTTCGAGGGCACGACACTTGGTCGGCAAGAGATCCATGCTGAAGTTCTGAATCCCGAAGAGCAGGGCATCATTAAGCGGAACTGGGTCAAGCTTTGGCCGGCCTCAAAGCCTCTGCCCTATCTTGAGCACATCGTGATGTCGCTCGATACCGCCTTCACCGAACAGACGCGAGACAAGAAGACCTCAGACGCCGATCCTAGCGCCTGCGTAGTCCTAGGTCTTTTCTATCAGGATGAAAAACCTAACATCATCCTTTTGGATTGCTGGGAAGATCACCTTGGCATGCCGGAACTCATCCGCAGGGTCCAGAAGGAACTCGAAGTTCACTACGGCGACGACGAGCAGCGTCCCATGATCAAACCCCGGATCGGACCCTCCCGCGCATTAGGCTCCGGTCGAAAGCCGGATACGCTCGTGATCGAGGACAAGGGGTCCGGAATATCTCTTCGCCAGATGCTCACCCGCGAAGGAATTCTGGCTCACGCCTACAACCCCGGCAAAGCAAGCAAGCTAACGCGCCTGCATATGGTCAGTCACCTTTTCGCCTCCGGAATGATCTGGTTTGTCGAATCCGAGAAGCGCAAGGGCCAGATCCGATCGTGGGCTGAGCCACTGCTCTATCAGCTCTGTTCGTTCTCCGGCGAAGGCACCATCAAGCATGACGACTTAATGGACGCTTGCACCCAAGGTTTACGTTTTCTTGCCGATAAGGATATGATAAGCGTGAGTAAGCCTAAGCCGTTGCAGCCTAGGATGATTGTGAACGAGCGCCCAAGAGGAAATCCGTATGGCGTCTGAACCGAACGATCTCGAAGAAGCCCAAGAAGACTTGGGTGAGATGTTTGAGCTACCCGAAGAGATTTCGGACGTTGAGGACACCGAGGACGGCGGGGCGATAGTCCGGTTCGGCCAAGAAGATGACGAAGCTCAGTCGGAATCCGAGTTCTACTCGAATCTGGCCGAAACTCTTCCCGAGTCTGACATGGACTCTGTGGCTCAGGACTTCTTGGGCCTGATATCCAAGGACAAGGAAGCTCGCAAGAAGCGCGATGAGCAGTATGAAGAGGGCATCCGGCGAACCGGACTTGGCGATGATGCACCGGGCGGCGCTCAGTTTCAGGGCGCAAGTCGCGTTGTGCACCCCATGCTCACTGAAGTCTGCGTGGACTTCTCTGCCCGCGCTATTAAGGAGCTTTTCCCCGCCGACGGCCCCGCAAAGGATCACATCGTTGGCGACCCGACTGCTGATCGAGTAGCCAAAGCCGAGCGAAAGTCCAAGTATCTGAACTGGCAGTTGACCCAGCAGATGCCCGAATTTCGGGCTGAGCTAGAGCAGCTCCTGACGCAAGTTCCGCTTGGCGGCGCTCAGTATCTGAAGCTCTCGTGGGACCCGAACAAGCGTCGGCCTGTCCCGCTCTTTATCGGCATCGATGACATCTACTTGCCCTATGCGGCGACGAATTTCTATTCGGCTGAGCGCAAAACGCACGTTCAGTACGTGACCGAGATCGAGTACCGTCAGCGCGTGCGCTCGGGCATGTACCGAGACGTAGATCTGGCCCCGACGACCGCTGACCCTGACATCAGCAAGTCCGAGAAGGCCAATAACAAGATCGAAGGCCGCGATGACAGCGCCTACGATACCGACGGCCTGCGGACAATCTTTGAGATCTACGCGATAGCAGATCTGGAAGAGCAGTACGGCCTCGCCCCGTACATCCTTTCGATCGACAAAACCAGCGGCAAGATCCTATCGATCTATAGGAACTGGCAAGAAAACGATCCGACGCTCGATGAGATGCAGTGGATCATCGAGTTCCCGTTCGTGCCGTGGCGTGGTGCGTATCCGATCGGCATCCCGCAGATGATTGGCGGTCTGTCCGCCGCTGCAACCGGAGCTCTCCGAGCACTCCTGGATTCTGCTCACATCGCAAACTTCCCCGGAATGTTGAAGCTCAAAGGGGGCAGAGAAGGCGGCCAGTCCGAGCGCATTGATCCGACCGAGGTCAAGGAAATCGAAGGCGGCGCTTTCAGTGATGACATCCGCAAGATCGCGATGCCTCTTCCCTTTAATCAGCCGTCCGAGACGCTCTTCAGACTCCTTGGCTTCTTGGTCGAAGCCGGCAAGGGCGTCGTCCGCACGACTCTTGAAGACATCTCCGAGAACTCGGCGAACATGCCAGTCGGAACCCAGCTTGCCCGGATCGAGCAAGGGCTAACTGTCTTCAGCGCAATCCACGCTCGCTTGCACGATGCCATGGGCCGGACCCTAAAGGTCCTGCATCGCATCAACGCGATGTATCTCGAAGACGAAGAGGTCAAGAACGAGATTGGCGAACTGATTGTCAAGCGTTCGGACTTCGAAGGTCCGATGGACATCGTGCCTGTTTCCGACCCCAACATCTTCTCGGAAGCCCAGCGTTTTGCTCAGGTCCAAGCTGTCTCGCAACGTGCAATGGCGCTGCCGCAGATCTATGACCTGCGCAAGGTCGAAGAGCGTCTGCTGAACCAGCTTCGCATTCCGAACGCCAAAGACTTGTTGCTCCCGGCCCCGAAACCGAAGGAGATGAATGCAATCAATGAAAACGTTGCTGCGTCTCTTGGGCGTCCGGTATCAGCGTTCCCGGAACAGGATCACCTTGCGCACATCCAAGTCCACTTGGATTATCTCACTAGCCCCGTATTGGGTGGCAGTGTCCTCATGTCGGGGACATACATTCCTATCATTCTTAACCATCTCAAGGAGCATATCGCGCTGTGGTATGCCACTCACGTATTTGAGGTGGCGTCTGAGGCAGCGGGTCGCGACATTTCTGAGTTCCAGCAAGTCAAAGACACGCAGGTCAAGCAGAGCTTCGACCAACTCCTAGCGGCAACGAGCCAGCGCGTAGTGCCAAACGCGCAAGCAGCGTTCCAAGCGATCCCGCAGATTGTGCAGCAGGCGATGGCCGTCATGCAGCAGATGCAAGTCGGCATGGCTCCGCAAGATCCGCGAGTGGCCGCTCAAATGGCCGAAGTGCAGCGCAAGGCTCAGGCGGATCAGATCAACGCGCAGACGAAGCAGGCTCAGCTTCAGCTCGATGCTCAAAAGGCTCAGGCTGCCGCGCAGTCCAATCAGATCAAGATGCAGCAGGCTGCGCAGCGCGAAGTGCTCAAGCAAGATCGACTCGATCAGCGCCAGCGTGCAGAACTCGAGGTCAAGCTTATTACGAATCGCGAAGACAACCAGACTGCCAAGGAGATTGCGGCAGCGGAAGTCATCTCGGGCGAGAAGGTGGGTGTTTCAACAGGGACGGGGATAAATCCCTAGGACAGCTCCTAGGGCAATCCATTTTTCGGAGGGTTTATGGCAGACGATTACATGAAGCAACACAAGATGTTGGCTATGGGAATGAAGATCGATGGCCAGAAGATGGTCAACGGCGGCCCGAAGAAGGGCATGGTTGAGCAGACGAAGGGTACCAAGGGCGACCCCAAAGCAACGCCCGCCATTATCAGTAAAGGGAAACAAAATGCATGATTGAACGCATCATTGACGAATTGGAGCTTGCCAAGGCTCGCGTTGCACACGACGCGATGAAGCGGCAGCTAGAAGGGAAGGATGCAACGTTCGAATATGGCAAGGCAGTGGGCACGTATGCCGGGTTGCAGGCCGCGTTAAATTACATTGATCGTCTTCTTAAAGATGATGAAGACGAAGGAGATATGCTCTGATGTCCGCATTAGATGAGGCTTTTCCAAGTGTAGAGCCGGGTTTGATTCCGTTTGGTTCGCGAGTGCTGG